CTTTGCGTCCTTGTGACTGCTTGGTAGACACCAGCGCCGGGCAACCGCCGCATGTGAAGCGCCGGTAACCCGCGCTAACGCTGAATAACTAAGCCCTTTGCTTTGCCTATATTGATCAAGTGTCATACCTGTCCTCGCTATATATTTAATAGCATAAGTATCAGGCTTGACATGTGATGACAAGATAATTAGGTATAGACAATCAGGTTTGACACAATGTGACAAAGGGAGTTACGTTATGCACATGGCTAATAACTTAGATGAAATGATCGGCCTCACTGGGATGTCAAAAAAGGATGTCGCTGAACTCAAGGGCGTTACGCCAGAGACAGTCTCGCGCCACATCCATTCCAAAATTAGCATGACACTGCAAGATGTAGACGATTATGCGCGCATTCTTAAATGCCAGCCGCATGAGATTGCCTATAACAGCCCACCCATCCCAATCTTAGGTGTCTGGCATACTGACCCGGCTACTCAAAACTGTAAGCTCATTAATCGTTTCCAAAACGACAAGACCTATTTCAAAAAAGGTGTTCATGTCCATGGAAATTATAATGAAGATTGGGCATGCATATACTGGAACTTAGAGATGAATGTGCGTAGTCCTTATCGTAAATATCACAATGCGTTGACGATGATTAAAATAGAATCTGTAGCTGGCAATAAAATTGATCAAAATGCGTTAATGAACGAATGTTATGTGATGACGAAGGCCGGGGTTATGCTGTCTGGCGTGTTGTGGCCGCAACACCACAACGAGTTTTACACGCTGACAGATGTTGTGGGGGTGCCAGAAGAAAACAGAATACTAACCGATCTGGATATCCAATGGGCAGCGCCGATTGCTTGGCTCCTTATACAGCGCCGCCTAGAAACCGTTGTCATGGTTGATTACGAATCGCCGTTTATCGCAAAGCATTATGAAAAGTTAGTCCAACCACAGTCAAAAAAACGCAAACAACAATACGAAAAAATTTATCAGGTAACCATGAATGAACCTATCACTAGCAGCAAAACAGAAGGCTTAAAAATCGTAGATTAATACGCTCTAAGCATAACGCTTGACACTCAGTGTCATGACCTGATAGAACCGTTCTCAACTTTGGGAGCGGTTCTTTGTCATTTAAAAACTTTTCTAAGCCACAGAAACAAGACTTTGTCGAGCAAGCAGCCCGGCATTCGTATTACCACCACAGTCAGCCAAACAAGCCTGACGGCTTTACGTTCTTTGACAAAGCTATTGTCAGACCAGAGCTGGCAAATGCCAAGGCAGTCATCGCTGGTGAGGCCAAGGGCGACAAGGCTGAAGCACAACGCATCTTAGATATGCATGGCGTTTACGTTGACAGCCGGGGCAGAACACAGTCAGGCGATAAGCCGCCATTGATCTCTGGCAGGGCTGTTGAGAACTATTGCACTGATGTGGCTGTTAATGATCTAAGCCCGACTGATGCCTTTAAAAACGCCATCAATGAGCTTCAAGGCTTCCATAGCGCTGAGTGGCGTGACGCTGACAAAGACAAGCGTGAGCTGGAACACAAGACCACAGTGCGCTATGCCGCTGATGGTTCTGTTCCCAAAAAGGATATCATACCAACCCACCATGAGTTTGAGCTGGTTTGCAGCAATGCATTAGATGGCTTGCGCGAGGCATTTGCTGGTGCGAACCGCATCACCGGGCAGAAAGAGCTGACCGGCAAGTTTGACGATGTGCAGCTACCCTATAAAGGTTACGGCGATTTCCAAGAAGGCGGCGTTGAGCTGAAAACCAAATGGGATCGGGGCGCTGGCACAGACAAGCCATCAGCCGGGAGCCTTCCAAAAGAAATACCATTCAACAATTTGATGCAGATTGCTGGCTATTGGCACATCACCGATATCTGGCCGCAAATCGTCTACGCCAACAGGCTTGGCTATCGCGTCTTTAAACCAACGCTAGATCAGCTTCATGCCGGGGTTGCCGCCATCAGGGAAGCGTGTGTGCGGCGTGAACGCCTACTTGCCACCGCCAATACCACTGAAGAGTTGTTGAAGCTCTGTGACCCGCAATGGGATCACATGTTTGTGTGGCGTGATCTGCCCCCGGAAATCCTAGACCGCGCTCAAAAGATTTGGAGATCGTAATGCTTAAAATTTTTAGCCGTAAAAGACTTACCGAATCAGAAATCGAACTACGCCGCATCCGGCACATCCTTGAGCAAATGCAAAACGATGCTATCGCGCGTGGCGTGTTGCTTAACGCTATCAATTCAACCCTCAAAGAAAGTGATGATGATGATACAAGATCTGTTTGACATTGAGCCGCCGCATCAGGCGCATAGCCCCACTAGCAGCGCGTCAGCCGCCAAGATCAAGCCTAAGTTCGGCAAGAACATGGTCAAGGTGCTTGAGGCGTTGCAGCGCCATGACAAGCGTGGCCTGACCGATGAAGAGGGTTGCGCCGACACCGGCATGACCGGCAACAGCTATCGCCCGGCGCGCGTTAAGCTGGAACAGCTCAATCTGATCTTTAAGACTGAGGCCACGCGGCAAACCAAGTCAGGCAGAACGGCTGCAATCTATCTCTTGACCATGCTTGGCATGATGGAGATGAGCCGATGACGCAAATGCCAGAAGCCATAGCAACGGCACTGGTTGCATTCCAAGCCAATAACAGCGCCATGACGCTGGACAAGAAGGGCAACCGCTCACAGTACGCATCTGTCGGATCAATGATGACGCTTGTGAAAAAAGCAGCAAAAGAACATGGGATTGGCATTTCGTTCCCAAGCAAGCGCATCGATGGCCAGTTCTGCATATCGCCGGTCATTGTGCATTCCAGCGGAGTGAGCTGGCAGTCAGATGATCTGGCATGGCCGCTCATCGTTGACGATATGGCTAACTCACAAAAGCTTGGTAGCGCCATGAGCTATGGCCGTAGGTATTTGCTGCAAAGCATCCTTGGCCTTGCTGCCGGGATCGCTGAGCTGGACGAAGATGACGATGATGACGGTGAGATCAATGGTTTGGTTGATGACCCGCCACCGCCGTTTGATTTTGAAAGCTGGGCTAACGAAGCTTTGGCAATAATTAAATCCTCTGACAAAGCGCAGCTTAAAAAATGGGATCAGGAAAACGCGCAAATAATAGTGAGCGCTAAAACCGAAGCGACTGAAATCTACAATCTTGTAGGCAGTGAATACCAAGCAAAAATGGAGAGTTTTGATGAGTAACAAACCAACCTTCACAAACAATAACACTCAGATGGAGTGTATCCGGGGTCAGGCCGGGGAACCCGCAAAGTTAAAGCTGGCTTGCTGGGTCAACCCAAAAAAGGCAGACAAGTTTGATTCAGATAAGCTGCAAGCTTGTGATCAGATCCGCGATCTGGTGATCAAACATGATTTGACCTTCAATGTGAAATTTAAGCAGCGTGTCGATGATGATTACAACAACGACAAGGATCTTGGGTCTGTCAATATTTTTGCCAACAAGCCGTATGAAGAGCCGCAAGACAATGATGCTGCACCGGCTGCACCATCAGGCGGTGGGTTCGGTGGGGGCTTTGGCAATGGATAGGCACCCCGGCCCAGCGCTGCTTGCTGTTCGCGATGCAGCCACTGCGCTGTTTGGCAGATGGACACCCGGCACAAGGGATGCAACCTATCGCCTGTTAAAGAAAGGCACATTGGCCAGCGTCAGGGATGGCCGCAAATGGTGGATACCCGCCGAAGAAATTGATCGCATTCGCAACATGAAAGGGAGCGCAGAAAATGTTAGCAATGAAACCGAAAATGCTTAATGAAACCACTTTGCAAAAGCACTTGGTGAAACCACCAACAGGCAGTGTGGTTGTGCAAATCACGCCAAAGGTTGCTCAGTTTGCTTTGGACGCAACAAACCAAAACAACCGGCCAATCAGTGCATCGAAAGTTGTGGCATATAGCAACGATATGGCCAAACAAAATTGGAGCCTGACTGGCGAGACAATCAAGTTTGGCAATGATGGTCTGTTGAAAGATGGACAGCATAGGCTTGAAGCTTGTGTGCGCGCAAACACATCATTCCAAACCCACGCTGTTTTTGGCGTTGACCCAGAAACATTTCAGCATATCGATGTTGGCAAGAAGCGTGATGGGTCTGACACTTTGGCTATGATGGGTGTTGATAATTACAAGAGAGCATCAACCATAATAAAGATGATCATTGCCTATGAGAATGGGTTATCCAACTCGCCAAAGTCAGGCGTGTCTAATGATTGGCTGAAAAGAAAGTATGTCGAGGAAATTGATCACGGTCTTTTGCAAGAAGCAATAGCTGTGGCTTACCGTGTTTACAAAACTACAAAATGGCAAACCGGGGTTATCGGCGCGTTCTTTTATGTTGCTGTCCAGAAAGGTCAACGCAAGCAAATCACAACATTCTTTGATGACATGTGTAAAGGGATTGGAACAAAGGCACGATCACCGATTCCTTTCATGCTTGAAAATGTGAACCGCATGCGGATGGACAGAGCCTATCAACTCCGGGCGCATCAGTATGGCATCATGCTGAGCCGCGCTTATAAAAATTACAAAGCCGATAAGTCTTCAACAAAAGCCGATATCATTGTTGGTTTAGATGACAAAATGGCATCATTCTAGGAGCTAATGATGGGCAGAACATGGACAAAGAAACAGCGCGCTGAACAATCAAAAAAGATCAAAGCCGCTTGGGCTGCAAAAAGAAAAGCAGCCCGGCCATGGTGGCGCAAGCTGCTTGGATTGTAATTAAGGGGGCAAGCGCCCCCTTTTTTATATGCCCATGGCAGCGGCTGTCGCGCTGGTCACTTGCTTTTGTTTTTCCACATTCCTCACATAGTGACCATACTGGCGGTAAGTAAACGCGCTGTTGGCGTGGCCCATCAATGCAGCCACCTCGCCCCAGTCCTCACCCAGTGAGCTGATCTGGACGCTGGCAAAAAAATGTCTGAAGTCACCCCACAACATCACCGGCACACCGGCACGATCACACACACGCTTTAAGATCTGCGGGAATACCTTCTTGAGCTGCACAGACCCGGCGTTGTTGGCAAACACCCAATCGCTATCAGTAGAAAATTTAGACGCAACTCTCAGCTCACGCAGCACAGATATGACAGCTTCCGGCACTGGCACACCGCGTCTGCCGCGCTTTGTTTTTGTGTCACCAATCTTTGCAACATTGCCATGCTTCACCGCACGATCAATCTTTATTCTGCAATCCTCAAAGTTGACATTGCTCCACGGCAGCGCGCGCAGCTCACCCTGACGCATGCCAGTGGATATAGCAGTGAGAACCATTGCCTTGTGCAGCAAGCTTTCACCATCCAGCGCCGCAACCACAGACTGCACAATCTCTGGCTGGATGCGCGGGGCGCGGTCAGACACCTCAGATGACATACCAAGCGACAGCTTGTCCAGTGGGTTAACCATGCCCCAACCTTTGGTAACTGCAAAATTCAAAAACATCTTTAGAAACTTAACGCGCTTCTCAGCGGTTGCTTTTGATTTGCCCTCAGCCTTGATGCCATTCATTAAAGCCCGGCCAACCTCATCACGATTTTGCTGTTGCATTAAAGCGTTGATATCGTGTTTCGCGATTGTCTTGCCATCAAGTTTGATAGTCAGGCAAAACTCAATAGACCTCTTCAAATCGTCAAAATAAGTTTCGCTGATATCACCATCATCCTTGCGATGTTCTTGCCCTACGATGAACACATCGAAGCCAGCTTGTGCTGTTGTGATTTTGATTGGGGCAACAATCAATCCATTGTTGAAATTGTTGACCGCCTCAACCATTGCGATTGTGGCCTCATCTTTAGATTTAAAAAATTCTTTCTTGCCGCCACCAATCGGCCCACGGTCATATGTCCATCTGCCGGGTCTGTCACTACGCTCAAAAACTGCTGTCTTTGTAACCACTTTTTTAGACATTTTATGCTCCCTTCCGGGCGGCTGTTAAGCCGCCACCCATTCGTCAACAGTTGCTGCAATCTCTTCTTCAACAGCGTTGTCTTGAAATTTCAAAACTGCACCACGCAACTGATACCAACCCCAGCCAGACCAGTTGTCTTTGCAAGGCAACATAATGAGAGCGTTGTTGGTGTCGTAGTCACCGCCAACTAACCAATGATTGCCAACTTTTTTAGCCTTTGTTTTTGCACCCTGATGATAAGCTTTATAAGTCATTTTACGCTCCCTTGTTTGATACCTTACGAATCAGTTATGACATATTGTGTCAAGGATGGCAACAAGTTACTCCCCAAATTACTCCCCAAACGCAAAAAAAGCCCCCGGCCAGTTAAGGCCGAGGGCTAATAAACTATTGATTTAATTTAATTTATAGGCTGGCATCCCGTAGGGGATTCGAACCCCTGTTGCCGCCGTGAAAGGGCGATATTTAGGGGTGTTGGAGGCTGTTTTCTTAGGTTTTAAGCCAGTTATTACTTGCCCAATACGCTGCTATACGCTCTGGTTTACTCCCCATTTACTCCCCAATTATGCGTATGACTTCTTTGTCTTTTTCTTTTCCGCAAAGCCGCCAGTCTTGCTACTCATTTTGCTATAGGTTTTCGGGTCAACTGTGCTGTCTTCTTTTGACCGGCTGTTACCAGCTTTTTTACGCTTATTCATATTTGCATAGAGGCTCATCAGTTATCCTTTCGGGCAATCCCATTTCTTCAGTGCTTTGTTAATCCGACTGTCAGGATCTCGCGCCGTCTTGGCGCTGGTTAGTTTCTTTTTCATGCCGGTCATGCGATTGCAAAAGCTATCCCGGCGTTTGCCAGCTTTCTCAGACTTTGCTGCCATCTTGCTAGATACCGGCGGCTTTAGGTTATGGCCTTGCGCTTTTGCTGATCTGCGCCCCGCTGCATTCAATCCACCAGATTCGGACTTGCCTTCTTTGCGTTGCCATGCAGCGCTCAAGCGATCAGCCCTTTGCGATATCCATTCGTTCTGTCATAGGTCAGGACATCAGCCCGGTTGTCTGTCGCTGCATAAGAGCAATGCACCCAGCCGCTGTTCATCTCGCCGGTATAGCATTCTAAAATGAGCTGATCGAACACTAGGTTGTCTTGGATCCAGACACAAAGGTCATGGTTGTCATACCCGGCCACCTCAAAGTCTGCCGCCTCACCTTTGGCATGTTGGCTGGTAACTTTGCTGCCAATCGATATGCAAAGCTCAGGAGATCTAAAGCCTGATGAAACCAGAAACGATCCAAACTCTTCACGCACCGGCTGCAATATGTTTTCACAAAGCATCACCATTGATTCAATCTGTTCATCATTAGGTTGGTTCGGGATGCCTTTGCGCTCAGCGGTTTGAGACTTGACCATTTCAGCAAGGCTAAAATTTCTAGAGAGCTGCATTATTTTTTCCTAAACTTGTCTATGCCTTTGATGCCAAGTGCGCTGGTGCAAACCAGAAACACCAGATACTGATACCATTCGGGCAGCTCGTTCAGCCGGTCAAAGCCAGCCTTCACAACATCTTCCATGCCCGGCACAAAAACCAAACACACCGGCACAAGCACGACTATTGTGACAGCCTCATCACGCCAAGAATTTTGCGTGGACTGCGCCATGATCTTTTCCCACTCAGCCACGCTTGTCGCTGAGGAGACTAGAACCTTGGCCTTGGCTTCGGCCTCTGCCTTGGCAACCGCGCCCTTGGCTTTCGATTGCTCGACTTTGTTCTCAAGGAATGACCCGGCTAATGAAGCGATAGGCCCAATCAATGCTTGTATCATTGTGTCAACATTCCCCCTGCCAATTTCCTACATTTATATCTGACCGGCTTATGTGATTTCATATGCTTATTAACAGCGCCAGCCATTTCCAATGCCCTGACCTTGCAACGCGCCTCGCTTTCAAACCACTGTTGTGATTCGAGAACTACGCACTGATCCATGTTTGCGATAAAGCATGCCGTCACTAGAGCTTGCCACATTATTCTTTTGGCTTTTTGTCAGCATAGGCGTTTGCACCAAAATAAAAGCCCAGCACTGCGCTATTACTGATGAAATAAGTCGGCGCTATTTCAGTGATTAATTTTGCTGTGTTGTCATAGCCAAGCATCGCAGTGATTAATATAGCCGCCGGATAATTAAGTGTGCCAAACAAACAAAACCACGCCATGTAACGCATGCTGTCTCGCCGGGCATCAGCGTCCTCAAGCTCCCGGCGCTTGAACTCCAGCGCCATAGCAATCTCATCGTCACACAAGACATTGTCAGAGTTTGTATCTAGGTGCTGATATGCACTGTCTTTTTGCAATTTCTTTTGCGTCATAATATTATTTCTTCTGCGCCAGAGTTATTAACAGCGGCAAAAATAAACAAACAAAAACCAACGATCACAATGATAACGAATGCCGATAGCGCGATTGTCTCAAGCGTCTTTTCCAGAGCCGCAGACGCACGAATTTTTTCACGCTTTTTTTCTTGTATGCGCTCCTTCTCTTCACGCTGGGCGTTATTATAATGGGCAATGATCTCATCGTAGGTTGTTGGCCCAAAGCGCATATTGATCATCAATTTGGCATCCGCAAGGGCTTCGCGGATTTTGCGTTTCTCAATCACATGATCAATTGAGCTTTGCAGCGAAATGCCAACAGAGCCTTTTGAAGACTGATCTTTGTTTAAAGCTTGCTCAGACTGTAAGAGCTTTGAAATATGCCCGGCCACTGTGCCTAAATCTTCACAGTCTTGGAGCCGTTCCTTGCACCATTTGATTGAGGCAGACGCAGCACTGATTGCCGCCAAAGCGGTTGTGATAGGCTCCATGATTTATCTCTGTTTTAGATGCGGTCAGCTACAAGCAGCAAGATCAGTGCGGCTGCTTGGCCAATAAGGATATGCTCCAGCCGCTTGATGCGTAATATCGTTTCTTTCCAGCGTTCAGCGCATACAGCTTCGTGCGTGTCGATCTGGGACTGAACTGATGCGGCTGTAGGTTTCATCAATCAGGCTTTGGATTATCGGCTTTGATTTTAGCTACATGCTCTTGCCACTTATCCAAACCGTTCTCTGTTATATACTCAAGCTGGGCATCATGCTGACCATAAGCTTCTAAACGAGCCAAAAGCCAAGCTGGTCTATTATCTTCTGCCGCTTCTTCAGCAGCTTTCTTTGCTGCCGTTCTAGATTCACCAGCTTTTATAAAGCTTGGAGCGTTGCCAGTCTTAGGAGCAAAATCCATAGCCAAATCATCAAGGTCTTCAGCCGTCATGGTTTCAGTCAAGACTATTTCTGCCCAGCTTTCATCTGCATAACGGAGCGTAGCAATTCCGTTCTCTATTTTTTCTACAGTATAATTTGCCATGTTAATCCCACTTTCTTAATGGACACTTAGGTGATTTGAGTTTTACTTTTAAAGGCATAAAACATTTGCATAATTTACATTGCTTAAAATAAGACCAAAAAAATTCACAATCTTTGCAAATGTCATATCTTTCAACCGCCGTCATTGCATCAATCCATCAGGAATTTTTGTCCAAACATTTGTGTTTAAGACTATTCTTATAGGTTGATCATCTTGAGTAACGCCATAGTGAGGCCCGTTATCAAAAAAAACTATTCTGTTTGCCTTGCTATCAACTATCTCTTCAGTGCCATCTGAATTAGTAATATTTGTTGAACCATTACAATCGTGAAAATTAAAAACGCTAGTAACAACATTTGGCTCAACACCATCAGAATAATTATGATTAAAAATATCGGTATGAGATGAATGAGATATTTTTCTACCTTTATTTAAATACAAATTAGCTTTCAAACGAATAGGTATTTCAAAAGGAACATGATGATGATGTGTTTGAAAAAAAATATGCCAGAAACTATCGATATTTAAATCTTTTTCACGAAACGAATACATCATAGATGACATCATGTGATCGTCAGCATCAACAGTTGCGTTAGATGATTTTGGTTCATACTGCCATTGGAAATAGTTTGATTGAATCATGTCGTGCATAGTTTGAAAAACCATATCAGGTAAAAAATCATCAATAACTTTAATCATGCAACCACTCCATGCAGAGTGCCTGTGTTATTCATCGTGATTGATGTGCCTGATACAGCCGCCCCAGCCGCACCACCAGCATTTGCGGCTGCTCCGTTTGAAACATTTCCGTTACCACCAGCAGTAGAATTAGATGCCGCTGTTCCTAGAGCCGCACCGTTAGATCCCGCACCGCCAGCCCCAGCACTTGTGCCGCCAGCCGCACCATTCCCTCCATTTGTTGCTGATTGATTATAGCCAGCACCTACTCCAAAAGAGCCACCAGCACCACCACTTGTTGATACACTTCCAGTTCTGCTTATACGGTAAGTTCCACAGTTATCATCGTTACCACAAGAAACACTCTGAACATAAGTTCCTTTAGTGTAAGTGTAGCCACCATGTGATACAGTCGTAACACTGCCAGTATATGAAAGTATATTACCTTGTGCGCTCCCACCCCAATAAACACGAACACGACTAAAGTTATCTATATACCACCAAGTATGATAACTAGAAGTATAAGACGGGCCTGTTGTCTGAGAATAACTGCCGTTTCCGCCCTGACCGCCTACATTTCCAGCACCGCCCCCACCAGAAATCTGGCCTGTGTTATTAATAGTCACACCTGATGAAGCACAGTTAATGGCAGAACCACCGGCTGCTCCGGCTGATGCACCACCAAAGCCAATGACAGTTCCGGCATTGTTGATAGTAAGCGTTGACGCTAATCCAGATGGGATGTCGATAGCTTCATCACCAGACCCACCAATAGTAACACCAGAATTTATGTCTATAATTTTTGGATAGTTAACATCGTAGTCATCACCAAACAAAGTATTAGCATCAACATTGGTTGTTGAACTGCTAACAGTATTTTTAAAAGCTTTGGCTGTACTGTAAAAATCTTGCACATCTATAGTGCCACTTGTCGGCACAGATGCTGCCATATTTACCGCTGGGTTATCACCAGCTTTTGTCAAAATGTTAGAGCCACCACGATAAAGATCGCTCATGGAAATTGCTGACGAACCACCAACAAACTCAGTCCTTAGATCACTAAATGATACTGCTCCTGATGCTGCTATAGCCATTATGGCGCTCCAAATGCTGTTACATTATCTTTTGCAATTACAGCTCCAGCCGTGGTGATCTTAAATACTTCAGTAGTTGTACCACCAGAGGTATATCTAAACACCATGTCAGAGCCATCTAATGCAGCAGACCAGCCGGTAGGAAATGCTGCAACATTGTCTAAGTTTGAGGCTTGAACATCACCATTAGCGTCTATCAAATTAGCCATTAATAATGCTTTAGTTGTTGCCATTATGGACTCCCATAAGCTGTGATATTATCAGCACTCGTTACAGCCCCGCTTGAGGCCAGCTTGAAAACAGTGCTGCCGTTGTATTGAAAATCTAAATCATTACCGTCTAGTACAATTGCCCATTTGCTTGTGCCAAATGATACGCTGCTTGCGCCAAGCGCAACATTGCCACTGCCATCGACTGATAAATTATTGTGATTAGCTATGCCAAGACTAGACAAGCTAGGCGTTGACACTGTGCCAAAAGACAACTGACCTGATCCATTAGTTTTTAAGAACTGACCATTTGAACCATCTGCTTGCGGATAGTTCAATCCATCAAGAACCACAGAGCCACTACCATTTGGAGTGATAGCAATATTGCGGTTGCTGACAGAAACAATACTATTCGTTCCAACATCAAGCGATCCCCCAAGAACAGGAGTTGTGTCCTCGACTACATTAGCGAGTAAGCTGCCAGCCGTGAATGCACCTTGCTGAAATGAAGACCCATCCCAAACTTGAAGTGTGCTACTGGTGCTGTTCCAGTAAATCGCGCCAGTCTGAAGCGCATTACCGTCATTGTCCGTAGATGGAGCCGATGACTTTGCACCAAGGTATCTGTCATCAAAACTATCAAGTGCAGCTTCAGCCGCTGCCTGTGCTGTTTCCGATGCGGTCTTCGCTGTTTCCGATGCGGTCTTCGCAGTTTCACTAGCAGTCTGCGCTGTTTCGGCAGCGGTCTTTGCCGTTGTTGCTGCGGTTGCCTGAGTTGTTGCAGTTGAAGCTTGGGTTGTTGCGGTATTAGCTTGTGTTGTTGCTGTTGCGACAAGAGCGTCCAAAGAAGCTTCTTGTGTCGTGCTTATCTTTGTAAACACCTCAACATAGAGTATGTCACCAGCCGTAGCACCAGCATTAAGAACTACATTGTTGCCACTAATATGATAGTCGTTTGTTGAACTGTTGGAACCCTCGACCAAACGAATACCATTTTTAAAGACAAGCGTATTGCCATTAGCATGAATAGACATAGTTTGGCTGGCATCGTCAGTCGTAAAGGTTGTCTGACTGCCTGTTGCTGTAAAAACATGCGTTGTGGTTAAGCCTTGAAGATATGCACCAGCTATTTGAAATGCCGATCCCACATAAACTTTGAGCTGACTGTTTGTCGTATCATACCAAAGATCACCAGCACTAGGCGATGATGGCGCGGATGAACCAGCCGTGAACAAATCATTAAAAGAATTAACAGCGGTTAGCGTACCGGCCACCGTATTTACATTTGCTATTGATCCAGCAACAGATCCGATATTGGTATTGGCTCCAGCTACTGTATTAATGTTTCCTATATTGGAAGCAACAACAGAAAAATTGTTTGTAACAGTAGTGATGCTATTACCCATCGCATTACCATGAGCAACACAATAGTAGAGTAACCCGCTAGATGGCGCACCAGCATCTACAATAATCGTTGTTTTGGCTCCAGCTTGCCCAGCCGTACCAGTAGTTGTTACGCCAGTTGTATAGCTACTACTGCCATTCTTAAACGCTAAAGTATGACCTGAGTTGCTTGCGTCTGATTGGTCAAAGATATATGTGTTGCCACGATCAAGCTGAATTGTCGGGTTATTAGAACCATCCAGCACAAACACATTTGAGCCGCCAACACTGGCAACAGTGACCGTATAAGTGGTTGTCGCAGACAGCGCGTTAGACAGCGTTGTCACATCGCTGCTGATACCGGCCAAAGTATTGATGTTGGTTTGCTCACTTGATGATGGTTTGACCAGCTCCCAAGCTGAACCATTGTAAACCTTTAAACCATCGCTGTTGTTCCAATAAAGAGCTGATGTCAGCAAAGCATTGCCGTCATTGTCTGCACTTGGATCTGAGCCTTTCGCGCCAAGGAACCGATCATCAAAAGTATCCAGCGCTGTCTCAGCGGCTGTTTTTGCGGTTGTTGCTTCAGATGCTTTTGTTGTTGCTGTTGAGGCGCTTGCAGCCGATTCTGTGGCGTAGTGCAACGCAGAATACAAACCGCTAGTGCCAGAGTTGGTAGACGATAGACTAAATGTTGAATTGTGCGCTGTGACTGCATACTTGGCGGCGTCAGCTCTGTGGTCAGACGCTGTGCTTGCGCTGGTTGCAGCGGCAGTCTGGCTTGTCGTTGCAGATGAAGCATCAACAAGCAGCGACCATTTCGCGCTGTCGGTGTTAGTCGTTAGCGGCTGAGAGCCAGAGCTAGTATGCGCTGTCGTGGCTATGAATATATTGTTGGTGCTTGTGTCTTTGACGATGTCACGCAAAGCATATGTCGTTGACGCTGCCCAATTGCCTTTGAATGTACCAAGCTCAGTCGTAACGCTCAGCTCACCAGAGCTGTCGAATGCTAGAATTTTAGATGCCCGGTCTGTTGCACTGTTTGTAAACTCAGTGCTTGTCATTGTGTTTGTGCGTGACAGCTTGATAGAGCGGTCTAGCTCTTCATCGTGTTGCTGAACCATCCGCACTAAACGATCAAGCGCTGCTTCAAAGCTTGAAGCCGGGAATGGATCGTTAGCCACAAGGTCAAGCGTTTGCGTGTTACTTAGTTCTGATCTGATAACAACAGTCTCGCCGCTAGCCGGGCGCTGGTCTGTTAAAGAATAATGCGCGTCAGAGCTGGTGCCGGTATTGAACTTAAACAAGACTGTGCCGCCAGAAGACGCGCCAGCGCCGGTAACAACATAATGGGTGTTGAGGGTCTTTGTTGTTTCAGTGCCAGCCGCTGAGCGCACAATGACCGTTAAATCGGCATCAGCGAATATAGGGAAGTCATACGCAAATGAATGCGTAGATCCATTGCCATTATATGACTTGGTGATGTTCGTTGTGCTAATTGTCATAACATACCTCTATCTTTTAGCCCTTCAATGTCTTTAGCTGCGCGGCCAACCTTTTCATTGCCCGGCAAACCAACAAGGCGTGAAAATGCTGCTTCTAAAAATTGATCATTTAAAGAGCTAACCAGAGCGCGTTTTTGTTTATCATTTGCGCGCCGCCATTTGCGATTACCCGGTGTCACAAGATTGGCCAGCGCTGTTTTAAAAGTGACATAGCCAATGCCAGCAACCTTCACTCTAACCGGGTTTCGATCTAATCCTTCAAGACTTGGCGGCACTTGTTCACGATCACCTTTTGCAAGCCATATAAGATTGCTTTGTTGCAATGTGCTAAGCACAACACCTTTATATTTTTTTGGCGCTTGTGGTATTGGCCAATCTAACCGCACTAACTCTTTTACATACTTTGGTTGCTCTTCAGAGCTAGACACAGTGAAAGGGCTGAAAGCATTCCACATTCTTAATGCTGGCGCTTCTTCATAGGATGGGCCATCAGTAACCAAATTGCCCAATGTGTCGTATCGCGGGATTTCAGCATTTATGTCATCAACAAAGGGGTTGGTTGCAATAGCTTGATATTTCCAATTGTTCATCAGTTCTTGAAATTTCAGCCCCATTTCACCCTTTGGCTGTCCAACCATTTGCCAATCGTAATTGCCGTCAACCCCTCGCTTCAGTTCGCCAGCGTCAGTTAAATCTCTTACCTCTTGCTTTGTGTAAAACTCAAAGTTAGCGCCAGCACTTGTAACTGTGTTATCGCCAATTCTCTCAATTGTTCTAGTCAATGCTGAAGCTGGATTTGGTATTGGAACGCCAAGGTTCATGGAACCCATTGGGCCTTTCGTTAAATAATTAGCATCCCCTGTTGATAGCGCAGATATTACATCTGCCATTCCTTTTAAAAACGGCAACTCTCTAAAATAGCCAACAGCATTTAAAACCGCGCCAAAAGTAGAATATTGGTATTCTTGAGCGTTTCTGGCCAGCGTACCATATTGAACCGCACCGGCTGTCAAGCCAATCACGCTGGCTAATGGGCCAAGACCGGCATAGCTGACATAATTTAAAGGGCCATTAGGATTGTGGTATTTGTCAAACAAAGGCAATGGTTCGCCATTTTCATCGACAGGAAACCCTTCTCCCCTAAAAACAAACGAATATGGTTGCCACCCCGGCGGTAATTTAGCGCGCTTTTTTTTGTCTACATAACCAGTTCTTGACATAGGAATGCCGCCAGTTATGTAGCCTTGACCAGCGTAGTTTGCCACAGTTGCCATTGTCATGCTTGCAAAGGCCATTCGTCCAAGACGCATTTGTCTTTTACTAGCATCTGATCCGATCATTTCTTTATGAAGCAAACCTAAAGGGGTTCGTTCAAATGTTCTTAAAATGTCGTTTGTTGGCGCTGTTGCAAAAGGCAATATATACCGGCCAAACCATGTGTTTTGAAACTTAGCTGCCGCTTCTCCAATAGCGCCAGTGTCAGACATAAGTGTGTCATAACGGCCCTTGACATCTATCTCTGGCGCAAATTGCCTTGGCGAAAGCCTGACCATATCTGCTTCATCTTGCGCTTGCCTTGCTGTCATTCCAGCCGCTAGAGCTGCTTTCTTTTGATGGTTTGCAAGAACAGCAAGTTCACCGTTCTGCGAAAGCACTTTAAAAAAATCATCGCCAGCAAGTAGCCCTCTTGTTGGAATGCCTGTCACATTGTGCAAATAAGTCATTGCAAGGCCAAACGGTGTATCACTTAATTTTGTATTGCCAGATCGATAGGTGTTGAAATCAGACTTAACAATAGAATCGCCAGCCTTGCCTGTTACAAAAGCTTCTCTAGCCGCTCTCCATGCATCGTTGAAAGAAACAAAATAGCCGGTCATTCTTGCGCCGACATCGCTTATGTATTTTTGTTTTGTGTAATCAATTTCTTTGCCAACAGCTTTGAAAGCTGTGCGCTCACCAGCAAGGAACTCTTCTGGCACTTGCATTGCCCCAAACAAAAAGTTGCCAATAAGATTTTTGAATTGCGTCTTAGGGCCAGACAACAATCCATTAATGTATAAATGCTCAACGCCATTTCTAAATTTGCTCATTATGCCTTTTTGAGCGGCTTCATTCATTGCGGGATCACCGCCTTTTTTATGAGCGTCAAGTATTCCTTCAGCGGCCATCATCATTGTTTTAGCACCGCCAGAGGCTTCGATGACATCCATGTTCATCAAAGCAATCACATCCGGGGCCATGCCATCAGTTACCGGGATATTGAAAGATTGCGTTAGTCGGCCAGCTTCAGCTTGCGCGCCTTTGATCTGCAATTGAATGCCGTTGTGGACAGCAAGGTGCCGCCGAAATTGAAGAATGACAGCATCGCCGCCTTGTCTCAACTTTACCTGTTCAGCAAGATCTCGCAATTTCTTTGCGCTATCTGCCAATAACATCCGCGAGGCAGTTGCTTCAGTCGCATTGGTAAAAGTTGTGCCGGGCTTATTCTTTAATACGCTGCGCTTTAGATTTAAATCGTCAGCTAATAATTGAATTGCATCAGCGGTTGTTTCAACATTAGTCACAACCCCCCTAGTTGCCGCTAACTCTTGTTCTGGCAAACTGTCCGATACTGCTTGGATTATAGCCTTTATATCATCAGGTTGCCTGATCTTATCCCAGTTAAATGCCCCGCCGTCTTTAATGCTTCTTAAATATCCTTCTTCTATAGACGCAGCTTCAATAACCTCATCAGCCTGACTTTGGCTAGCTAAGCCAGATGAATCTTCTGTTAGCCTAAAACCTTGATTGTCGGCTGTCACACCTCTTTGGCTTGCCACTATGGTGTCGCGTAGCTGTTGATCTGCCGTTTGCTCGACTGCATCACTAGCTGCCGCAAGGATTCGCGCTTCTCTCTGGCCGTCCGGGCTTAAATCTGTTGCTTGGTTGCCTTGCTGTTTAAACTTGGTTTGGCCTTCTTCTGACAAGGTTCTGGCAGCGGCATCTGTTTGTGTATCTTTGTAATTTAGATCCGGCCCTTCTAAGTTACCCTCTGCCATAACGCGCGGCTTTGCACCAATCACATCAGTAGGCGTTCTGGTGCTTTTTGCGGTAAGCACACTAAATAAAGCCTTCAAAGCCTCGCCGCCCAATCCAGCTACTTGAACGCCCGGATCAGACGCAAATTCGGTGACACCACCTTTTGCAACATTCGCCATAGCGTTGCTGTTGAGCTGAGCGCGTTGCTCTTGCTCAGATGGTGGCATCTGAATTGACATGAATTGTACCCATAAAAAAAGGGCGCTGAAGCGCCCATGTTAAAAAAACCCTACACGATTTCGTTACATTCGTGAAGCTTTATTATGCTTTAGTGTCAGCCTCAGTTTGTTTCGGCTGATCCGCTTTTGGCGTTTGAGATGAGTTCCCCAAAGAGGTTCTCAAGTTCGCCCCTGTCAATATCGATATCGGACTGCCCTGAGATCGCATCTTTTCCGGGCTGTCCACCAAGGTAACTTTTGTAACCGCCACCGTCTTTATCCTTTGTCCAATCATTTCTGAGCTTAGTCAGTTCGGTTTCCATAATATCGACTTCTGCATCTATTTCAAGTTTATCTGTAATTTCACTAAGTCTTTTATTTGCAAAATCCAAAATATAATCTTGAGCTTGCGCTTTACTTAGAGGAGATTGCTTTATAGCAGCATCATCAATAATAATTTTTATACCGGGCTTGCCATCAACTATGATTGGCTGATACCCACGAAACAGCCCATTTGGCTCTGCTTCAACAAGTTCCTCAAACAAGCTTTTCAACTTGTCACTATCGCGCAACGATTCGCTGCCATCCTCAATAATATCAACTGCAAAATGTTTTGGATTTTTTGTAATGCTTTTTGGTGCATTAACCCAAACCTCTGTCTGGTTCAAAAGCAACCCTAACCTAGCCGCCGCTCTTACTGCCGTATCTTTAGACGCAATTGCTTGCTGGACAGTTGATGGGTTTTGGAATAGCTCCCAACCGCCAGTGCCATGCACAACCCCGCCAAGATTAACACCTTCGCGCTTGTTAACAACCTCTATTGCTTTTGCCGTTACTTGGTCATTTATGCTGATTTTAGCTGCGTCATCTAAATTTGCGTAATCATCGCCAAACTTTGTTGCCCATGGTGAGCCTTCGCCCGGGTCAACTTCCATAGAGATGCGGCGCGTGTTTTTAGCAAAAGCGTCAACAACATCACCACCAACATTTGGTGTGCCGTACATGCCAGACAATTGCATCCAGCCGATAGCTTGGACTTCAGCCGCTTCCCAATCAGATTTGCCCATCCAATTAATTGAATTGAGATGGTCTGTTAGCTGAGCGCCAAACAATGCCCGGTTTTCGTACATTGCCCCTTTGATGCCGCCGCCACCAAAATCAATGACAATGTCATCTGGCACATCATAACCAAGCCGTTTCATGTGGTTTACATATGTTTCGTCAACAAGCCCCATGTCTCGCGCCGTGTGAACATCCACAACGAATGGAGCGCCGCCAGCCGGGTCATTGTTCATAAATGAGCGAACATTCTTTCCATAACCGCTGTCGAGAAAATCAGATATTTTCTGCCCGGCACCGCCAGTAATTTCTGACTGTGTAAGAATATCAATAACAATTTTGTTTGCTGACGGCAGACCTTTGCCTTTTAGCTGATCTTTTGGCACACCAGCTTTGACTTGCTCATAAACAAACAGCACATCATTAAGAGTTTGGCTTGGACTAGAGTTTTGCTGCCCGGCAAACCAAGCATCAGTAAGCCGCGCAATCTCTTTAGGGTCACCATCAGCTTGTTTTTGAAATTCTCCAAAAACTTTTTTGTACCATTGGGATGTCTCAATAATTTCATCTGGAGACATTGTAGCTTCAATGCGTGCTTGCCAATCCTCTGGCTTAATATCGCCAACAGTTAAATCAGGTAAGCCAGACCCAGCCGGTGCTTTGATAACTGTTCTTTGGTTTTTCGGCTCACCGGGATAAGGCTTACCTTTTTCTTTGACAGCATCAATTCTGCCTTGGTGCAGTCTCAATTCGTTAGCAGCTTTGTCTGCGTTGATTGGCAACCCACCTTCAGATATTATAGGTTTTTCGCCATTAACAAGTTTGCCAGCATATGAAATTGCAGCATCTATCATTGGCATTGGGTCAGCCCCGGCAGTCAGCGTCACGCTGGTATCAGCCGCGCGCGAAGCAATCCGGGCATCAGCCGCATCAACCATTTTGCCGCCAGCTCGTTTACTGGCATCAACAATTTTATTGAATGGTATAAACTTGGCTACCCTAATAGCACCTTCAACGACTGTACCAATCGCGCCACCTTCAAGGGCCATTTTGGCGCGCTTCACAAATTCTGGATCAGTTTCGTTTTTAGCTATTACCTCGACAAAAGATTGCAATATTGGCAACTGTTCTTCTGGTGGCAAACCTTGGAGATACTCAGTGATATTATCAGCAAGGATTGGGTCATCAGGTGACATTGCCGTAAAGTCAGCTATCGCGCCCCATATAAAACCTCTAGCTGCCGCATTGTAGGTTGTCATTGCTTTTACTAGCTTGGCCGCTGGCACAGCTCCAACAGCGAACTGTGTGCCAGCTTCAACAAACCCAGCAAAGATCTCATTATCATATGGCTGGCTTGCCCATTCAACTACAGCATCAGGCACCGGGATAACATCATTGACGGCAGTCTGGTATGCGTTAACAAGGCTTCGCATGCTGTCAATATCACCAAAAGCATTCTTGACCGGCTCCATGCCGACAGCTTCCAGCCCCATATTTATGACATTTTTAGCTAATTCTTGTGGAGCGCCAGCAAGCAAAGCAAATGAATTAAACAATTCAGCGCTGCCTTTTGACGCGCCTTTATATGCCGCTTGAACACCTTGGTCTATTAAACCTCTGCCGTCATCATTTTGGCCCTCATTACCCGGCGCATCTAACATCATATCATCTGGTGATTGCATAGCATTTGGGAATGGCTCGACACCAATTGAGCGCAATTGAGTTGCAAGAAAATATTTTTCATCTATTGCGTCAGCGTCAAACTCATCTTCTGGCAATGTCTCAAAAATTGAGTTGTTTTTATTTGCTACTATTTTTGGTGAGTTGCCAACAGGATCATTTTGAGGCTCGTTTGGTGGCGGCATTGATTCAGAGGAAGTGCTAACCGGGTCAACAGCAATCCTTGGAATACCCTCATCAGTCATAGAAAGTGCTTGATTGGATGGCGTGGCAAACCCTTGAATGTCTTTCATATCCATTATCTTTGTCCAATCATATCGACTAGATATCTTAATTGAGCAAGGCTCGTGGCAAGGTAAGTTGTATCAGTAGATTGAATGTAATCTGAAAGGGTTTGAATTACTGTGCCAGCATCAACGGCGCCATTAGTTAAGCGAGGGAACGCTAAATCGATATTGTCACCTTCTAAAGCAATAATTGTGTTTTTTAATTCAATACCAAGAACCTGATCCAGTTTTGTCCACTCAGCGTCAACAATTCTTTGAAATTCATTTTGCATTTCTGTTGCTGTAGCTTTTGGATTGTTTCTTTTAAATTGGTTCCATAAACGCATTGATTGTTGGAATGATTGCTTTGCTTGCTGTTCGTATTCCTCAATATTATTGCCTTGTTCTTCAGCATAGCCAAACTCATATCGAAACCCTTTAGCGGTTTCAGACCATTTGTCTTTGCGGATAGTGCCGACATCATTCATCAAAGATCTAAAAGTATCTTGTGTTAGTTTATCAGCGGCGTTTGCTAAAATGTCATGTGTAAGCGCGCCAAATGGAACAAGCGCTTCCATTGCCTTAACAGTAGCGTCATCGTCACCCTCATCTGTCGTTCTAAACACAGCGGTGCCGGTTACATCGTCTTCAAGCTTTTCAATAAGCTTTTGCATTTGTGGTGTAATGAAATTTTGGTTTCTTAAAGTTAACAAATCGTTTTTAAATTGTTCTGAACTAATGCCCGGCTCAAACAATCCATTTAAAAGCTTTGTGTTACCAACCTTTATCTTTTTATCATCGTCAGCATCTCTAGTTTTTTTGCGCTCGTATTCTTTGTAAGCCATGTCCTCAAGCTTAGAGAGCAACTCGTTTCGCGCGGATATTGGAACTTGGCTTAACATCTCCATCGCAAAACCAGCGTTAGGATGCTTTGATGCCAAAATAGCCAGCATTTCACCATCATTAGACACAAGCGCATCAAATGCTGATAAAGGGTTGTCTTGCTGTTTTAAAAACAAAGACATTGTGTTTTCGGTGATTTCATTTGCTATTTGCAAAAGGCTGCTTTGATGATCATCAAAAGAAAGTCTACCTTCAGCAACAAGCTTCAAGCCGTCATTTTTATACTCAAGAACATCGTCTTGAAAATTTTCTATCATTGCTGTTGCGTTTGGAAAACTTTGGATGTTGTCGAGGTTTGAATAATTAAGTATCAGATTTTTTTGCTTTACTGTATGAAGCGCAATCATTGATGCATTTACGCGCTCATCAATTTTAACGCGCAGTTTTGCCCGGTTTTTTGCGGCGCTTGCTGCAAATTTTGTGTTGAATGTTTTTTGCGCTAAAGGGTTTAGATTGCTGATAGACGCTGACCTAATATCATTAACATTACCCATCCAATTGTCAGGGCCGCTTAGATCATTGTTAAAAATTGCTGTTGGATCTACAGCCCGGCTCAATCGGCTTACCTCTGATTCAAGTGCGGCATCAGCTCCAGCTAATGCCATGTCAGCCGCAAGATCTGCTTCAGATCTAATACGCTTGTCCATAAAATTAGATATCAGTGATGCCGCTGTTGATGCTGTCTCGCCTTCGGCTAACGCAGCTTGGATATATGGACGGCTGTCTTTTTGAGCGCGCGTGTAGCTAATCATCCCGGTATCTGTCGTGGGTGTAGCTTGGCTTTGATAAACCGGCACTTTAGGCATTAAGCAACTCCATAATCAAAGACTAAAATTATCCCAATAGGATTGTGAAAACATGCCATAGTCACTGGCGTTACCAATGGTAGTGCCAAGCCCTGTTAGCAAAGCAGTTGTGCCTTGAGCCGCATAGGCTGATGCTTGGGCCTGACCGCCCATTCGGCTGACATTGGCGCGCATACCGGCTTCAACCTTGCGGTCTTCTTGCTCCAGAATTGCTATAGATGTGTTGTACGCATCAACCGACAATTCATATTCAAACTCAGCCGCTGATGCTAATTCCACTGTGACCGGCGCGCCCCGGCTTAACTCTATGCCGCCGCCACCATATATTGCGGTGCCAGCTCCTCTAAACTTTCTAAATGATTTGCCTTTGCGCTCGTTGGACAGCTCAAGATTACGATTAAGGATTTCGATCTGGCGGTCTGCAATATCAATGTCACGCTCAATGATCTTGGCGTTTTCTTCTCCGATAGCAGCCGCAAATGCAGAGGCTTTGTCACCGGCTTTCTTTTCTTGATACGCGCCATAAAGACTGAGGCCAATTGAGGCCATTTGGAAAAAGCTCATTAATTACCTCAACTATCGAAAGTGTTCATGCGTGGATAGATTGCCAAGACAGTCAGTGGCAGGGGCTGAGTTTGCTGAATAACGATCTGATCGTCTTCCTCAAAGCCGCCCCGGAACTCAATCTCTTTATCGCCGGTAAACAGATCAACAGCCGCTGACATGGCCATGGAGCTGTCTCTAAAAGGTATGCGGTCAACAGTGTCAACAGAGCTGCCAACCTCAACACCGACAGTCTCATGCAGCCGCAAAGTGATATCGTGGATGCGTTTAATCTTTCCCTGACTTGTGCCATCAACGCTGCCGCTCTCAAGGCGCAGGGTTGTTAGCCTACTGGTATACGGCAACCCAGCCGCCGCTGTGGTTGCTGATACATCTAATGAGATGCCGCCAGATGCCACGGTTTCATTTGTATGCGTTGCACCATTGGCTAGGACGCTGACGCTTTGGCCATGTAGATGATACAAGCCAGACAGGCTTGTTGCGGCTGATCCAGCATAAGCTAGACCGCTATCAACAAAGAACGCGGCAGTAACTGCAGACCCAAAATCAAATGGCTTCATGCGCTCAACATATCGCTTGGTAACAGAGTTGATCGTGCGCTTCACAATCATGTAAAGTTCGTCTTCATTGTCCTCTGTTGGCAGCGTAGCTATGCTTTCAACCATTCCATAATCATATGTGGCTGATGCGAGAGAACCATGTGTGCCGGTATATGTGCCGCCGATCTTATGCTGATGCCACGCAACCACCTCTTCTTCCCGGCGATATGTCATGCCGATAAGCTGGCCATCATTGCGGATCATCCAGACAATTGAATCTGGTTCCTGTTGGTAGGCCATGTCAGCCATGCCGCCTTGCGTGATATGTTCTGACAGGATGGTCATGTCAGCCGCTGCATAACCGCTAGCATTGATCTCACCAGAATATTTAAACTCTCGCAGCTTGCGCTTGGCGCGCTGTAAGAAGAGCGTCACATCAGCGACTTGCACCGGCTCTAATGCGGCTGTGCCATAATTGCTGTACTTTCTGATTTGCGCGTTTGTTGGCGTAATAGGCCCATCATTAGTGGTGGTCAGCACATACTCACCGCCGCTTGTGCCTATTGTCAGAACCCTTGTCGCTGCTAGATAGCGAATACTATTAACTTGGTTAGATGCAATTTGATAGATGATTGCATCGTCATCATTAGTGCCAGCGGTCATGTTTTCATAATCGCCGGATTTGGACATAAATATTGTTTGCGGCTCGTTAGGGGGTGCCGCAAAAATCAGGCGCTGTTCAAAGAATGTGACGGCACTTGGAAAGCCGGTTGTCGTAGAAAATGCGCCCAATGCCCAGTCAGCCGTGGCAGTAGATGCTGACAAATTTTCATTGATGGTAACAGCTACATTCTGGGCATCTGTAAATGCCGTGATTGTGGCGTTGCCGCCGGGAAGGCTCACCAGCCGCCCTACATCTGTCGCGGCAAAAAGGTTAGTCGATGCAACTAGAGCCACCCCAGTGCCGCTTGTAGCGGCGGGATTGAGGGTTGTGGTGGTTGTGTTCGTGTCTAGATAAGGGCCATCGATGAATGTAGCCTC